CGTGGCGGAGATCCCGCCCGCCTCTCCGGCGAGATAAACGGCATTGAAATACGGCCGCGCATCCCATCCGCCGTCGATCCTGCTGGCCATCGAGGCCGGAATAATGTAATCGGGAACGGCGGACGCCAGCTGCCAGGGAGCAACCTTGTATCGCGGTTTAATGCGGATGGTCTGCGCCACCATGTCGGTCTGGACGATAGCCCTGCAGGTGTCGGCGATCGCTTTTATCACCTGCATCGGCGTCTGGTCCTGATAGCAGTGGATCCCGCCAGGCACCAGCCAGTCATCGAGACCGTCGAAGACTACACTCCAGCCGGTATTCTCCAACTCGTATGCCATGAGCTGCTGGGCGGTGCGTGCATTTTCCTCGGTATAGGTCCGGATCTCGGCCATCGGTGCGCCGAGCTGGGCTGAGATCGAGCGGCCGTCGATTGACCGGCTTCGGCTGCCGAAGGCCTCATTTTTGGCCCAGGTGTCGACCTGGAAATTCAAGAGATGGCCGTTGATCGCCGCCTCGACAAGGATCGGGCCGTCTTCTGTCGGCTCCAGCAGGGCCAGAGCCGCATCGCTGCCGACAGAGGATTTCAGCGTCCAGTAGAGACTATCCCAGTCGGTGCCGATGGTCATTCCGGTGATATCGATTGGCGTCCGTTCCGGCAGCCGGGCGAGGTAGGCGGTGTTCAGCATGGTATACACCGAGGCCCAGGGGCCGGTTGGAATAACGCCAGGCGGGATGTAGAAATAGGCATCGCGCCAGCCTGACGGCTCGCGATGGCGGCACCGACGGTCATAGCTGTATTGGTCAAAATGGAAGCGAATATTGGCACCGTCATCGACCAGGGTAATCGGTACATGAATGTTGAAATTGATGTTGCCGCCCGGCGGTGGCTCATAGCGTCGCCAGCAGATTTCCTGGTAATATTTTTTGCCCCAGACGGTTCGATGTAGCAGATCCTTCGGTGGAGGGTTGCCCCAGGGGACGATGAACAGACCCCGGTCGAGAATCCTTTTGGCATCATGAAGCATCGAGACCAAAACATCTTTTGCAGGTGGCGAGATGCTTTTACTGCCGTGATCCACATCGACAGCGTTGAGCAGACTCCACGATATATTCCTGATATGATCGGCTGCAGCCTTATCCCGCCATCGTGAGTTTGTGCTTCGGTTGCTTTTCTTGGGACAATCATTCCAGGACGAACGCTGTGAATTATCTTTTGCGCCTTTTTCAATCCAACTGGCTGAAGTTTTGNCCTCGACAATAAGCCGTTTGACCCAGCCCATGCCGATTGAGGTTGTGAGTTGCCGACGATCCTTCCAGCCTGATTTTGCCCTGTTGTCGAGTGCTGGCAACTCTCCCCAGGGCACGTCGAAATCAGGTTTTGCAGGCTGAACAATAACTGTGACTGCAGCACTCGTATCTGCCGATATTGCCCTGGCATTAATGACTGTCGCTCTGACATCGAAATCAGCCGAGATCCTGGCCGAAGTGACGACTGCCGCTCTGGTGTCGAAGTTTGCCGATATCGCATTGCCGACCGCTGTTTTACTGTCGACCGCCCGCACCTGCTGGTTGCTGACTGCTCCCAGCAGGTCAACGGTGACGACAACCGCGACGCCTGGCGCTGAGCCGCCGAGGAGTATGTTGCCCCCGTCAGGCGGAACATACTCCCCAGAGAAATAGAGATTGACGGCCGAGCCGATCGGCGGAGTATAGGCCATGTCACGCCGTCACCTGGGAAACATACGTCGCCACTTCGTCATTATAGTTGCCGGTGTGATCCACCCCGAGCACCCGGAGTGCCCGCTCGGGATACTCCGGCAACCCTTTTATTTCCCAGGCTCCGGTGACCGGATCACTCCATTTTGCGGCGAGCAAAACAAAGGTGGTGCGGTGCTCTACCACAACCAGGCGTTTGCCCGGAACGCCGTCGACATAGGTGATGCCGGCGAGTCGGTGCCGATCGGTGCGAGGGGGAACAGCACCTAATATGATAAAATCAAATAGCATCAGATTCTCCAATCATCGAGCGAGATGAAGAAATTCCCAGCTCCAGTAACGTTTACTGCCCTGGTTAGTATATTGATAAACGACTTACCATCAGAATTGATGTTTTGAAGTTGAGTAAATGCTGACGGATGACAAGGATAGTAAAGACCAGGAAGCCAACCCCGAAATGAATACGCTTCTGCCTCGTTAAGATGTGGCCGGGTTATGAGTATCTGGTCTCCAGGCGTGTAAGGTAGTCCTGTAGCCCCCATAAGTGCTGTAGCGCCGGGGCCACCTCCACGGATAGGTATAGAGAGGATTGACCCAGCCGCTCCGGTTGCTCTACGTGGCATAGCAAAACCAGGACCCCCAAGAGCGCCAGTAATGGAATCTGATGAATAGACATACCCAAACGATCCATTTGAGCCATTACAGACCAGCCCACAACAGTATGGGTCAATAGGATATCGTGAAACTGGGTCTCCAAAAAACATAGCTGTTGTATACCAGTGGGTATTATTCGGGGTCCCGGTGATTGTTGACCAGCAAAAAAAATAGAAGGCTCTATCATCGGCCATCAGTATCCATGGTCGAGCCGTGGTGTTGGCAGCATTTGAGAGGGGTCCGGTTTGGGTTGACGCATTGAAAGGAAACAGGCCATCACTCTCCGATGTCATTGCCTCAAAGCCCTGGACTATAGGGGTATAGGCATTGGCTGCGCCAAATCCGTCTACCTGAAGAAAGAAACCGGTGCCGGTAAGCGGATTATTGCGAAAAGCCGCCTTGTCAAACGTCGCATTGACGTATTCTCTTGTCCAGCCTGCGCCCGGTTTACTTCCGTATCCGGTCACCAGACAGGCATAAAGGATATCGCACAGACTCCGCCGCTCACCCCTTGCAACAGGGGCATTGCCGTCATCCCACCTATAAACAATCGGTGCCGCCATTATTCCGCATCTCCTCGTATCTGAATGGTGAATTGATCGTTCGGCTCAGTGACAGGTCCCTGCAGGGTGGTCCTCGCGATCCACAGCGGGCCGATCGGCCCGTCGGTGTTAAGCCGCAGGACGTTGCCAGCCGCCCAGCCTGTTCCCCAGCCGCGATAGTCGAGGAAGAAATACGGCTGACCGGTGGCCGGGTTAATCGGAGCGCAGTCCTGGGTGATATAGCCGGTACCGAGGATACCAAGCTTTTCCTCTATGATCTGGAAACTGGTGGTATTGAGGAACTTCAGCGCCCACCGACCCTTGACCGCTCCGGCGTTGGTCACGACCGGCGGATAGTTGATCTCGTTGTAGCTGGCGTTGCAGCCGCTGCCGATAAGATCGTTCGACCAGACCGATGTCCAGGTCTGCTGGTCGAACATGTTGTAAACCCTTGCCTGCAGATCCCCATACAGGAGAGCAGACGAAACATAGGTGCCCTCGACCGGGTAATCATTGTCCAGCCCATGGCCGACGATGATCTGGCCGTTGATCTGGACACCGGAGACGAGGGACATGTCCTCTATTCGGTGCATGGCGATCAGCGGCTGAGTGTAGCCGGTTAGATCGAGAGGATCGGCCATGGTCAGCTCCTGCGTGTCTTTGTCCCAATTGTAGAGCGTGGAGGGAACCCGTACCGGAATCGGTTCGGCGGAATCGTACAGCTCGACATGAACGATGTTTTCCCGAGGCAGGGTGAGCACCTGTCCGGCTGAGAGCGGGTTTGCCAGTTGGGTTGTCTGGGTGTTATGGATCACCACCACGTCGCCCACCCTGACGATCGGCACCCGGCCGTCACTTGGCAACCTGACCGGGTCCAGGCCGAGCAGATCAGCGTCGAGCGGAATATACGAATAAACCACACAGGCATAACTGAGGCTGTCGGCAAAGACCGGCGCTGGCCTGAAGATCTGCCCGTCTTTTCGATCGTCTTCGTTGTACCAGGGCTCTTCAGCATACGAGCCATCATCAGGAACCCATTCACCAAACTTTGCCCAGACGATGCCCTTGTCATAATCGACACCGCCGCCGACAAGAGCGCCGGTCATGGTGCCGTCAAAATTGGATGTCCCGGAAACCGTCGAACCANCGAGAGCAACGCCGACGATCGATAACGAGCCGGGCCGAAGCGGTGCGCCAGGCGTGCGAAACGTCACGTCGGTCACCAATTGCCTGCCGATCCTGGCGGACAGTGAATGTATCACGATGGTATTGTCGCCGCCGTCATAGACGGTCAGCGTCGCGATCCCGGTCGAGTAATCGATTGTCCCGGCCTCGACCCCGAAGCCGTTTTTCGGGTCCGGATTGCGGTAGAGCTTGCCGAGGCGGNCAACATAGCGGACCCCGCTCCAGGAGAAGGAAACCGATCCGGGCAGGATGGTGTAGCCGACATGGTTCTGCAGGAGGCGGATAACAAATGGCTTTGCCTGGATAATCTCGTCAGCCGTTTCGGCTGCGGCAGCTGTCAGTGAGTAGGAGAAATTGACTGCACCGACAAAGCTGTCGGCCCAGGCAATGACTCGCGTTTCCTTGTCGTAATATCGAATATTCTTCGAACAGTTACCTATTGATGCTCCTATTGCTCCCATGCTCTCCCCTTATCCTGCACAAAGTCTGAACGAATACGGCTCTGTCCATTCTTCCAGCCCTTCGACGTTAGTTAGGTCGAATTGGCAGACGCCGGTTATATAATCAATTGTGCCGTCGATCCCGTTGGCACTTGTCTTGCCCGGCCAGGTCGGCTGCGTTACCGGCACCGGGATATTCCAGCCAGGAGCGGCCAGATTGCCGTTGCCGTCATCGCGCAGAGCATAGACATGCTGGTAATGGGAAAAAGCTATCAGGGCGTTGATTGAGACAGTCCCCGGTTTGATTGGTGTTTCCGGCAAGGTGATGGTGCACAGGCCGTTTTGATTGGCCGCTGTAGCCCCGGCAACAAGTGGATACTTCTCATAGTCGATGGTGTATTCTCCACCAGATACCGGCAGAGAGGTCGGCCGAAAAGCCAGCTCGCCGGTGGCGTAGTTGATCCAGCCTTCCGCATCGCCGGTCAGATAGCCAAGACCGTCATCGGTGGCCGTCCCGGTACCGCCTGCGGCAACGGGCCAGGTCATCACAAACGAGCCTGGGTCAACCGGCTTATGGGCAAGGGTATGGCTGATCTCGGCAACGTCGATCGATACCTCACCGGACAGATCGACCGTCTCAATCGGATTGGCCCAGTTGAAAATAATCGCGGTCTCAACATCGGGCAGCGCCCCACAGGTGATGATAATGCTGCCGGTCGCATAGTTGACCGTGCCGGTACCGGTTCCGGCGATATCAGGGATCAGCGTCCCGTTGCCGTTATCGCGGAGGCGGTACCATTTGCCCTGGGCCATGTAATCGACCCATATGCTCTTCGGGATCGGCAGCGGATCCAAGATCGCGGTGTAGTTGTAGCCGCGATTCGAGAGGGCAATATATTTAAAGAGAGTGTTCGGCACCCGTGGGACTTCCACGCCGATTGTGGCCGAGACCGACAGGCTGGCGGTATAGCCTGCAGGTACATTGGAAAAGGTCACGGTACCGGTTGAATAATCGACCGTGCCGACCTGGCTCGTTCCCTCAACGAGAATGCCGTTGCCGTCATCGCCATAGGTGTGACCGCTGCCGACAATCGAGAGCGTCTTCGGTTTGATGCCTCGGCCGAAATGCAGCTGAGCATTGTTGGCCACGGCAAAGGACGTGACGGTGAAGGAGTAACCTGTACCACTGCCGATAACCGGCCCGGCTTCACCGACGCTCAGGTCGACCATCGGCGCTTCGCCCTGGGCGGACGGCACGAGATGGGCAAAGATCGAATCGACATTGATCTCAATGTTCCCGGCGGTGATGGGCTCTGTCGGCAGCATCACCCCGTAGTATTTGGCGGCATCGGAAACGGTTGTCGTATAGACGTTGGTGGGAAGAGAATCATTCTGGCTGATCTCAATACCTAAGAAGGTTTCACGCAAGGGATCGCCGATCTCGATCTTGACGATATCCCGCTTGTACGCCAGGGCCATGGCCCCATATTCCGAACCTTCCGCCGTGGCGTTGAATTCTGCGGTTGTCGCCTCGACTTTCGTTACCCGAACAAACTGCTGGACCTCATTGACCAGGCCCTTGCCTCTATACAGACAGAGAACGCTGCCGACGTCGGGAATTTTGGTGTTTTTGACCTGGAACATCAGCAGAGAGCGGGATCCGGCAGGCTGATCACCCCAGAGCCAGCCCTGATACCTGGGACCGACTGTTACATATGATTCCACCCGGTCACGAGCTGCGGCCCGTTCATCATTCGGATCGCCGGTCGAGAACATGCAGACAGAGACATTCGGGTCCTGTGCCGGAAGCGACAGGATAACATGAGCGCCGGAATAGGCGTCGGTGTCGGCGGTCTGCACCGAGACAAACGCTTTACGCAGGCTCACCCGGCCATAGACCCGGTCAAGGCGGGAGATATCAGGGAAAAGGTTATTGACGTTGCCGTCGACAATCTCAACACCGGTCATACGGCCGCCGCCGTCGTCATTGTCGGTCAGCCGCTGGCTGGCCATGAGTTTTACATCTTCGGTTAGAATCGGCATTTTCAGAAATCCTTTAAACGGCCATTAATTTGAGAGCCTTTAAAATGTAGTAGTCTCCATCATCCGGCGGAGTGATCCTCACCAACGGCTCAGTATCGAGTGCCTTCTTCTCTTCATGCCGAAACATAACCGTGAACTGCTGGCCATGGAGAGCAAGGTCCATCTGCTTGCCCGGCACGGCAGCGAGCGCCTGCAGAGCAAGCGCCGTTGCCCTCGTGATCCAGGCGGTCTTCTCGTCACCAACCAGAGTGATCGGCCGCCCGGCCTGTTTGGTGGCCAGATCGATCAGCAGTGCGCCGGTAGTCGAATACTCCACCGTCTGCTCAACAGGGGNCCAATCAATTTCATCTTCCCACCAGATGTCATCGGGCAGGGTCACTTCATCCAGGGTGTTCATCCTGCACTCATCCCGGCTTGCGCCAAAAGGTTAAGGAGGGCTTCGACATCGGCCTCACCGCCGCGCATCGATCCGCCGGCAAATTTAAGTTCATGAATTTTTTCAACCGGAGCCGCGCCTTTGTCTGCAGCCTGGCCCTGATTGCCACCTGCCACCGCCGCCAACTGCCCGCGGATCCGGCCCGAGAGATCGCCGAACATGTCGCTGCCGGGCATAGCTGTGAGCGCCGTTTTGGCCGTGGCGGCCTGGATCGCTTTCGATATTTCTATGCCGAGTTGGCCGGAAGACTTGACGCCTCGAAAAGCAGCCTGGTCGCCCAACTTATCGGAGACTGATCCGGCCCCGCCCTGTAGTCCGGAGTAGGCAGCCTTTGCCTGATCGGAGAGCGACAGGGCCTTCTGCAGATCGCCTGCCTTCATCGCTTCTTTGGCGGCTTTCTCGTAATCCTTGGCCTCCTTGGCCTTTTTCCGCCACCTGGATTCCTCGGTGCCCCGGGTATCCATACTATCGAGCTCATCGGCGAGAGATCTTTCCCGGCCGGCGATGTCGTCCTGGATCGATCGCACCTTGTCGGCATATTTTTGGAAGACGGATTTTGCTTTTTCAACCGCCTGAGTCTCAGCCTGCGCCCATTCTTCCGCGCCTTGCTTGGCGGCGTCTATCCGGTCGGCATTGGCCTTGGTAATATCCTGTTCAGCCTGCAGCGCGGTCGATGCAGCTTTCTCTTTTTCTTCTGCAGCAAATTGCCGGTTCTTCCTGGCCTGGTCTTCTCGATCCCGCTTGCGCTGCTCTTCTTCACTATCATTGTCCGCAGAATCACCAGACGTCGGCTCGTCTTGAGATTCTGGCTCAGCTGTTTCAGGTTTCCGATCAAGACCGAGTCGTTCTCTGGCAAAACGCGAAAGAATTCCAGGATCAGGAGTTTCAACTTTTTCACTAACTTCTTGTTTTGCCTTGGCAGTGTTCTCGGCAATTGCTATCGATTTTTCCGACGCATCTTTTTCTATCCGGAGCTTTTCCTCTTCCGTGGCTTTCTTCCTCGCGATCTCCTCGGTACTGTCCAGGGTACCGAGGCGCTCCTGTCGCTCTTTGCGCTGCTCCTCGTTGAGCTTATCGGCGTGCCAGGTGTCCATCGCCTCTTGCTCGCGGCTGATGGGTTTGTCTTTATTGTCTGTGGCATCAGGAGGCGGCGGTTGATTATCCGGCGGCGGCACTTGTGCCGGGGTCTCTTGCGGCTTTCCTTCAGGCTTGTTTTTATCGGCCGCTTCCTTATCGATTTCCTTGAGCCGTTCGTCATACGCCTGCTTTGCGATCGCAATCTGTTGATCGATCGCCGCGACATCCCCGCCGGTCAACGCCGCCCACATCTTACGCGCAGCGAGCTGCACCCTGTCGGCTGAATAGATGAGGCTCGTCATGCCTTTCTGAATAGGAGAGAAGGTGTTCAACCATTTGCCTACCTCCCAACCGATCAGGGCGGCAGAGAGTAAGCCGCCCATGGTCTTCATTGCCGTGCCCAGCAACTTCACTGCGACACCCACCCGACCGAGGGCTGGCACCGTAGCGGTACTGAACGAGAGCATTGCCGTCTTGGCGATGCCGGCAACTTTGGCAATTGTCGAAAACACCACAACCCCGGTACCAAGAGCCAGGATAGCCGCACTCAACCGCGGAAACTCTCCGGTCAGGTCGGCAATCGGCGTGAGGAGAGCACTCAGCACCACCGCCGCAAGCTTGATGGCCGGCAAAAGCCCGGTGCCGACGTTGGTGGCGATTTCGACTACCTTGTTTTTCAAGAGGATCAACTGATTTCCGGTGGAGGCCGCCCGCNCCTTGAACTCCGCCAGCATCGCCCCGGCATAGGCATTCGAATCGCTGACCTGCTGCATGGTGTCGCGATAGGTCTGCAGGCTGCCGACCAGCAGCCCGATATCGTCCTGAAACTCCTTGCCGAACAGGCCGGTCAAGNCCTCGGCCCGTTTCTGGCCATCAAGTTTTTCCAGGGTGCCCAGGAGATCGAGCAGGGCCTTCTGCGGATTGGCTGCAACCGATGCCGCCATAGCTTCCGCATCGGTGCCGATCTTGGCCAGCGCCTCCTGGAACTGCTTGCTGCCCATGGTCGCGGTCTGCATGTTGTTGAGCAGGGCGTTGATGCTGGTCGAGGCGGTTTCAGGCGTCTTGCCGAGCGAGAGCATGGCAGCTGCAAGGGCGGCAGTCTGTTCCTTGGCCAGGCCGAACTGCTTCGAGGTGCCACCCACGCGCAGCATCACGTCGACGATATCTTTTTCCCTGGCCGCCGTGGTGTTGCCGAGCTGGTTGATGGCGTCGCCGAAGGTGACAATTTCCGGGATACTGAGACCAAAGACGTTCTTCAATTTGCCGATGGCGTTACCGGCTTCGTCGGCGGTCATGTCAAACGCCGTGGCCATTTTGGCTGTCACCTCGACAAAGGCACCGATATCTTTCGAGGCGATACCGAGCTGTCCGCCGGCCGTGGCGATTTTCGCCAGCTCGACAGCGGTGAGCGGGATGACCCGGGACATGCCCTGCAGCTCTTTGGCCAGGTCGGCGATCTCTTTAGGTGTCCCGTCAACCACTTTACGGACATCGGCCATCGCCGATTCAAAATCAATCCCGGCCTTGGCGGACAGGACAAGCGCCGCGCCGGCGGCCGCTGCCTCGACCGCCCGCCCCTTGATCTGGCCGAGAGAATCGCGCCAGTCGTTGGTTTTCTTTTTCAGCTCATCGAGCTTCTTACCCATGGCGACTTTCGCCTGGTAGAGTTCCTGCAGGCTGAGTTTGCCGGACTTGACCAGGTCGGCATATGCCGTCCTAACCTTGTTGATTTCAAGAGAGATCGACCGGCCGGAAGAAAGACCGAGAACGCTTCTGGCCAGGTCGAGTTTAGGTGGATTACTGATCGTGGCGTATAGCTCGCGCTGCTTGCCCCTGAGCTCCTCAAGTGCTTTGCCCAGCTCGCCGGTCGAGGCTTTGCCCGATGTCTTCAGGTCGCGATAGGCGGTGGTAAGCCTGGCCATCTCGGCCCTGACATCGGCAAAGTTTTTGACACCGAGCGCCCCCATATTTTGCTTGGCGAATGTCGTCTCGGTCACCAAGCCAAGCCGCTTGACGCTTTCGGCAATGGCCGCCAGGTTGGACGTGACGTCCTTTCTGTTGACGCTGACGGCCAGCGCTATGGAGGGGGTGTCGCCCATTGTTCACAAACCCTTATTCAAGAAAATTGATGTTCACTTTTTCAAGCAATCTATTGCGACCAGGAAAAACGACCAGCCGTAATCCGAGGCATTGGCGTGGCCGGCCATGATTAATCTGCAGCAGGCTCGGCGGAGCTCGCCGCGGTCAAGAGAGCGTGGCCCTGTTTTGCCAGTCGCTCCAGGAGTCGGGACAAAAAATCATTCACCTCGGCCACAGCCTTCCAGATTTCATCCAACTCAGTCGGAGTGTTTTCACACTCTTTGCCGCCCAGTTTCGCGCCGGCGATGCCGGTTGAAAGCGTTACCGCCTCAACCGGAATGACAGAATCAAGGAGAAGTTCAGTGGGATGGACAGCCCGATCCCCGTTAAACGTCGACAGCAGCTCATCGATCTGGGCCGAGGTGAGCTCGTTGACGGTGATTTCTTGATCACCGATTTTAATAACCTTCTGCTTTCGCATTATTTACTCCCTTCAAATAGATGATTCAGGCAACCGCGATCAGCTCAGCCAGATATGCTCCATCGGCTCTGTGAAGCCGACAGGAGTCTCAAGCACGCCCTCGAATGTCGCTTCGGCAAACTCGGTGCCGATAAACGAAAAAGTGTTGCTCGGGTTGAGGCGCATCTGATAAACCTCGGAGATAAAATCCCGGCCGTCATCGAAATTCTTGCCGTCGAGCTTGATGCGGATCCGCACGTTGCTCTTTGTCATCGCCTTCATTTTAATGCCGTTGACTGCCTCATAAGTCGGGGTGACCTTGCATATCTCGCCACTGGGGATACTGCCGGTCGACAATGCCTTGATCATCGCCAGGCGAGGGTTGAGCTCATAGTCGGTGCCGAGCTCATAGGTAGTGACGCCGGTGGGGTCCGTCACAACGGCCGAGGCCATCATATAGCCGCCGATTTCCACCCACTTGTCTTCGATAGTCGTCACATCGATCGCGGCCACCGCCCCGGCTGCCTGGGTCAGCACCGAGTTGCTGCCGAAGAATGCCGCGGCAAACAAGGCCTGATCCATCTGGTTGAACTTGATGGAGGCAGTCATCGGCTTCGGGATGGTGATCGAGGAAATGACCTGGCCGAAATTGCTGCGGCCGTTGGCGGTCAATTCCTTCCGCTCGGAATCGGTCTTCGGCGAGAACTCGCTGCAGTTGCCTTTCAGCTCAAGGCCGGTGCGCACGCCGGTGTCGGAAAGAACATCAATGTAAGCGTCGGCAATGCCGACGAATGAAAACGGTTTATCCATGGTGTTACCTCATTAAGATTGTGCAAAAATTTTCGGAAAGACCCTAAAGACGACAAGGGCCGTGTAGATTGTCGGCCCCTTGCTTTCGTGTCCGGCCAGCTTTATTTTCGGTACCCGCACACTCTTCGGCTCGATGCCCTTGACTCCCGGCTCCCAGCGGGCAAAGGCATCGCGGAAGGCGTCGAGCAGGTTGTATATAGTGGTCTTGGCTGCCCCAACCGTATCCGAGTGATTCACGCTCACCCTGACACCCCATGTCAGATCGCGGCCCGGGGAGTTGGCAACCTCGGAATCATCTTCCAGCCAGATTAAACCATCCGGCCGCTTCTGCTGTTCGTCCTGCAGGGCGGTGCCGATGTATTCAAAACCGGCGACAGTTGCCAGCCTGGCGGCGATCAGATCGTGCAGCTCGTTCAGCATTACGCTTTCCCCAGATGAAGTATTGAAAAGCCAGCCTCTTCAGGCTCGATGGCCGTGACCCGGTACTCCTGGCCCATGACCGTCAACCCCGTGCCGGCATCGCCCGCCGTGATCCCCAGGTCGGAGATATCGGCGGGATTGGCCAGGGCAAACGGTTCGCTGCTGACGATTTCGCCGCCCTGTAAATCGATGGTCTCGAACGGCCCGTGAAAATCGACCCGGAACGAGAGCGCCCCGGCGATCACGGCATCGTCGCCCATGGCATCGAGCCAGGCGGCTATATCGGTGGCAGCGAACACTGACAGAGGCTCCCCGTTACCCGATCAGGATGGCGATGTGCTCGGACTGCACCGCCTTGACGCCCCAGGCCAGGCCGATCTCGTACTTGATCTGCCGGTACTGGCGATAGAGGGCGACCTGAAAGACCAGGCCAGACACCGGGTCGGTGAGATAGAGAACATCGTCGGCCATATCGCCGCCCGGGGGCATGGCCGGAGTCCGGGCGACCAGGTGGATGGCCGAACGGGCAAAGGCCAGGTTGGCGCGGTAGGCTGCACCGACGGTGATGGCCTTGGTGGCCTCGCCCATCGCCAGCAAAAGACCCGGCTGGTTGATTTTGATGGTTCCGCCGTCCGATACGTCGGTATCGCCGGTGCTGGCGATATAGATATTTCCGTCGCCGGCAAACGTCAGCCTGTCACCCACCACCACGGTTCCGGTACCGGCAGCGGTCAGGGCCAGCGAGGTGGATCCGAGCGCGTGGCCGGCATCGCTGACGGTTGAGTTGGCGGCGGTGCCCTTGGCGTGCGCCTTGATCTGCGCCGACTCGCGGATCTTCATGCCGGACATATCCTGCAGGATCCCCTGGCGGGCGAGAATCGTGTCGCCTACCATCTGCGCCTGCCCCTGCTTGCCGCGGATGGCCGCGCCTGCCGTGGTGTCGAGCACCAGCTGCAGGTCGGAGATCGGCGCGCCGTTGTCGACCAGGATCTTGCGGACGTTGGCGACGTCGCTGTAGTCGCCGGCGTTTTTAAAGAGCGTGGTGTCGGCTGCACCGATGGCCCGGCTGGCATAGGGGGAGAGCGCGGCAAGATCGGCCTCGACCTCGTTGGTCAGGGTCCGCATGGCCTGGGCGAACTGATCGACCAGCAGCCGGCCGTACATCGAGCCGATCGAGACAACCTCTTCACCCGCCCACCTGACCGGTACTGCCTTGGCCTTGGTGATGGTGAGCGAGTCGTTGCCGATAACCTGGTCGCCGGAATCCGGGGCGCTGACACCTGCCTCGATGTCGACCGCAGCCGATGCCGGCGCGATCGGGTAGACGATAGTCTGGCCTTTTGCCGCCTGGGCGGCATCGGCGTTGAGGGTGACGGCCGGAATGAGGCCGGTCAGCTCACGGCTGACAATGCTGATTGCCTGGTAGAGGATCGGTATCAATCCGGTAAGTGTGTTTCCCATGTTCGTTGCTCCGTAAATTTTTGACGGCCGGTGGGCCTTTTTTGTGCTTAGTCGACGATCAGTCCGCCGTCATCGATGTGCTTTTTCTGGGCGGTGGCGTCGAGCTTCTGCCAGTCGGCCCGCTTCATGGTCTTGCCCGCTGCAGCCGGCTGCTGTTCGCCAACCGGGACGGCGGCCGGATTGCCGGCCTGAGAATCGGCGACGGCTTTGGCCCGCAAGGCCTTTTCGGCGGCGACGATGGCCATGGCGGCTTCGGCGCCGGTGGTTTTGCCGTCGGCCGCCAGCGTCTCGATCAGCTGCTCATGGCCGGGGATGACCTGGGCGCGGACATCGGCGATGCGCTGCTGTTCGGCTTTTGCCCCTTCCTGACGGGCGGTGATGAGTTGGTCTTTGAATCCGGCGGTGGCCTCAGCGATTAGGGCCGCCACCAGATCCTGATGCTTCTCCTTGAGCGTTTTCAGGTCCATACTGTTCTCCGTGGTGGTTGGTGTGCGGGGCTGCGGTGCGCCTCCCCCGTGATTGGTGATGCCTGCCGCAAAAGCTGCGGCCAGGGTAAGATCGGATTGAAAAGCGGTTTTGTCGGCCGCCAGTTTATTGGTGACTTCGGCAAAGGCCAGCCGGGCGCGCGCCATGGCCGATGTTTGGTCCGCATCGTCCTGGCTGGTTGCCGGAATGGTCTCGTGGGCAAAGCCGGCGGCGGTGATCGCCTCGCCGAACAGCCATGTCTCGGCGTCCATCATGGCGTCGATCTCCGACCGATCCTTGCCCGTGAACCTGGCATAGGCGCCGGCGAGGAGGCCAGACAACCCTTTAAGGATATTGCCGTACTTCAGCATTTCATTGTGGTCGCCCCAGGTGAGGCCCTGGGCGTTGTGGATCATCATCACGGCGTTGTCTTCAACCACGATCTTGTCGGCAGCCATCGGGATATAGGAGGCGGCGGACATCGCATAGCCGGAGAGAATGGCGGTGACGTGGCCGGGATAATTGCGGATCATGTTAAAAATCTCCAGCGCCGCGCCGACCAGGCCGCCACGGCTGGAAATCAGCACTTCGACGTCGCCGCCGTTTGCGGCCGCCAGCTCTTCCCGGACGCCTTGCGGGGTGACTTCCCAACCAATATCTCCGGACAGGGTGATGCGTTTCATTTATTCGGTCTCCAGATCGCCGTCATTGTCCTTGACCGGCGGTTGAGGTTGGGCGGGTTGACGGACACTGCCGGCCGGTGGGGGGAGTCCGGCCAGCAGCTTTTCTTCCTTGATGATCTGCGGCACGATCGGCTCCCAGGGCAGACCGAGCAGACGGGCGCGCTCTTCTTCCCTGGTCGAGATTCTTGCCTCGATTCGAGCGGTGGCCGCGTCGATCTCTTTCACCGGATCGATCTGGCTCTGCGCGTCGCCGATCCAGATTGTGTCGAGCCAGGCGCGCCTGATCAGCGGATCGGCAAAAAAACCCGGAGCGGAGAGCCGCCCCATGGCCACGGCCTCGGTGATAACCGCCTCATAGACCGGCTGACAGAGCATGGTGACCAGCCAGTGCCGGCGGCGGAGGAAATAATCCCACGCTTCTTCAAGCGCTGCCCGGGCTGCAGAGTAGGAGGCGGTAAAATGTTTGACCAGGATCTCAAACGGCAGTTCGAGGGCAATGCCGATCTGGCGGAGGATGGCCATGACGAAGGGGTCGAAGGCGACGTTCGGGCGCCCTGGTGCGGCGGTGGAAATCTTCTCGCCGGGCAAGAGACCTATCACCGTGCCGTAACCCATTTCGAGGCCGGTGGTGTCGATCTGCTTGGTCTTGTCGCCGTCCGGATTGTCGATATTCGGCGCCGGGCCAAAGTCAGCCGCGCCCTGCTCATTGGTGACAAAGACGGTCATCATGCCGCTGACAACAGCGGCCATGACCTCGGCGTCGGTATAGCGGCCGAGCTGCTTGATCAGCTCGACTACCGGGGTCAAGTACGGCACGCCGCGCGACTGGCCCGGGCGGCGCTTGTCGAAGAGGTGCAGACAGAGCGGCGAGCCGGTTTTAGAAAAGAGGCTCAGTTCCTGCCACTGCCATCTATCCTTGAGATGGGTGGGCACTAAACGCCAGTTGCCGGGGTGGGCGTTCAGGACGTGGATCCTGTCGGGTGCGCCGTTCTCATCACGGCCGATGCCGCCGGCGAGACGATCGGAGTCGGCGGCCATATCCTTGTTGCAGACCCGGGCCGCCTCGATCAGCTGCAGCTTCAGTTTGTACGGCGAGCCGGGACGGGAAAGGCGCGGCATGTTGACGAAGATGTCGCCATCCTCCAGGGCCTTTTCAAAAATCAAGGCCTGCTGCAGGGAAAACGGCAGCTGCCGTTCGTAGTCGAATTCGCGGGTTTCGGTGGCGAGAAGGAATTCGCGCAGCGCGGCATCTTCCCAGGCGTCGGCCTGCTCGGGCGTGAGTTTCAGGAGCTGGCGGTCGATCTGGGGTTTTGCCTTCAGGCCGGTGCCCACCACCTTGGTGATGTTGGTCCGGACCGCGCCGACCGCCACCGCATTGTTGCGCAGCATGTGCTGCGATTCTTCGCGCAGGGTGACGAGATCGGGCAGGATGGCGGAATCGGCGTCCATCTCCCGAACCCGGCCTTTCTGGTTGGCCCGGCGGTTGCGATCGGCGCCGGTGTAGCCGCCGGCCATGGCCATGGCGACCCGTTGCCGGTAGCGCCTGGCCCCGGCGACGGGGGAGAACCAATCGACAACGCGGTCGGTGATGGTGATCGGCACGGCGATATCCTTGCCGGCGACCTTGATCGAGGTGGCGAGGCTCATCGCGGAATCACCTCGGCAGTTGCCATGCCGCCGCCGCGGGACAGACGGATGACCATCCGCTCCCAGTACTGCAGCGTCCGCATGATGCTGGCATGATCGCCGCGCGTCATGTTCTTGCCGGCGCGACCCGCCGACTGCATGTCACCTGCAGCCCGCAATTGGGCCAGACATTTATCGCGTTCTACAATCGCAACTTCAAGGGCGATTCCTGCCATAATGCTCCTCGCTTAGTATTTGCAAGGAACTTACGACATTTATATTGGTCTTTTGAAGTGGGCATTGACCGGCATTGACTGGCATTGACAAAGTTTCGGTTTCGAAAGAGAGGGAAAAGAAACTGCCATGGGGGGTGGTAACGCAAAAAGGGTTGGTCCAAGGGGGGAAATTTCCCTGGACCAACCCTTTATAAAAAACTAACTACAACCTGTAGTTGAACTTTTACAGCGTGGCGATAATAATTCCGACAACTGTCGCTATAACTCCAATACCAGCAAGAACCTTCCAGAGGAATTCATTTCTTTCAGAAACTATCAGCTTGTTCAGCTCTTCCCGACTGGTGTTCAGCAGTCTGACGCTGCAGACAATCTGGTCTAGATGTTCTTTGCCGTTTCTGTAGTTATCTCCACGGGTTTTGCTCTGGTCGTTTTCGCGGACAAAGAGCCTGGCCGTTTCGATCTTTTCCTGAAGCTGGACGTAGTCCGGCAACACCTTGCTGATCGAAATCATACGATAGTCATTTTTGAACTTATCGTATTCCAGCAGCTGATAGACAATAGTCGCCTCATATGCGTCGTAAGTAGCCCTTTTGACATGCTTGAGGGCATCGCGCAATTCGTCCTGTTTGTTCTCGGCGAGATAGCGAATCAGATGATTGCCTGCGTATCTCAGTTGATTTATAGCGGGGACCGTGAGCACACCATCAAAATCTTCAACATATTTGATGGCACGCTCAGCTTCTTGATATAGCCTTGAGATCTCTCTAAGAGTCTCGCGGTCGTACTGTGGTTCTTCGCTCATTACCGCTCGTGCAGAACCTTTCTCTTGATACTCGCGAAGTCTTCAGGAGTAACGAAATTACCAATCTGAACCAGGATGTTTCCAGTTGAAGCGGTCTTTGCAGCCTTGCGACGTAAAGCCTTCTGGTCTTCGTTTGTGTGTTTGGGGACTGCAGGTAGTAAGAGCAATTTGAAAGATTCAAACATTATCTTCTCCCTGATAAGTTGCTGGTTGCCGCCCTCTACCGGAACGGCACGGGACAGGCAAAAAACGGAATGGTGATATTTACTCCACACACTCAGGTAAGTCAATAAAAATTTGCCTATCATTAAGGCAATTGTAGGTGTTAATTGCGCTTTTGTCGAGAACAATCGAATCGATATCCGAGTAAAAATACGGTTAGGGGACAAAAGGGGAATAGTTTCGGATAGCGTCCTAAGGATCGAGTGCTACCCGAAACTATACATTATTTCTTTCACGGCCTGGTGTGCATAGGAATTTTCACCGTCCAGCTCTCCCGCTTGACATACAGCTCCACATCGAACAGGGAATAGCTGCCGCCTGGCCCGCCTTTTACCGGAGAGAACGGGTCGCCCTCAAGATCAAGCCTCACGGCAAAGGCGGTCTGCCTCCCTTGCTCATCGAGTTGGGCCTGGTAAAAATACTTGCTCTCTTTTCTGATCGTCGCAAAGAACATGGTTTCTCCTTTCATAATCAACCTTTGACCAGCCGGAGTCCGCCAAAACTCTTCCGCCCGGGTTTCTCTTGCGTCCGGCTTTCGCCGGCCTCGATCGCGCCCTGCAGCAGGTCGCGGTATTCACCGAGTCGGACGTTTGCCATGCCCAGGGTGGCCAGCATCCGGAAGCGGTCGGCGGACTCGTTGCGCTCCAGGGTGGCGAAATCTTTCTTGACTTCCCGCAGGACCTCCTCAACCCCGCCGAGTGAGCGCTGCAGGCGGGACATGTCCCGGTTCTCGGTCTCTATGATAGCGCCGCTCATGACCGCACCTCCCTGGGGCACAGGCCGACATACCACGGCTCGCCGACCAGGGTTATGCTCCGGTAACCTGCGGCAAGCAAAGCGTCGTGCATGACTGCGAAGGCTGGCGGCGGATGATTGAAGCATTCAACAAACCAGTTACAGAACAGGCGATAGATTGTCTCCTGGCTGGCCGCCTTGGCGGATGAAGCTTCGCAGCAGCGCCGGACAAAATCGGCGATGACATGCGGATGCATGAACACCCGGTACCGGTCGCCACTGACCAGCTTCAAACTCAGCAGCGGGTATTCGTCTATTCTCACCACAGGACCAGGTCCACGCCCTGTCGGCTGTTGAGGCAGATGGTGCGGCCAGTGATCCGGCAGCAGCAGCGCCGTACCGACCCCGAAAAGCTCGGTCAGCAGCCGGTCGACCAATTGCCACTTCTGCCCCTCCTGCAGCTCGCCGGTGCCAATTACTTGACCGAGCAGGGAGGCACCTTCTTTTATTTCGCCTTCCAGAGCGAGCAACATATTTTTGCCCGGCATGGAATACCTGCCGGTCCTGCGGATGGTGGGGATGACTTCGTCAAAGATCCATAGTTCGAATTTCTCCGCCTCGGGCATCTTCGATCTGGTGATCAGGCGGTAGAGGTTCCCTTCGTTGATGTAAACCATCTGTTGTGCTCCACTGCTGGTGGGGGTGTATCGATTTGATACCCCCCTCTCCCGGCAATGTTTACCAATGATGTCTCGACTGTTTTTATAGCCGAGAATATCACAGATATCCTTGGCGCAAAACCAGATCTCCCCCAGTTCATCCTCTTGGGTACGGACCGGGACTTCCTTGAAATTGAAAACGGCTGGGACGACGGCGGGGACGGCGGAAGGATCATTCTTTTTCATTGCACTGCTCCTGGTGAAATAACTCTTTCGCCCTTTGCGCTACCAAACGCAAAAAGGGCGGGCTGAACGGGTTGGTAGACCGGCACCAGGACCGGCGAGCCTTGCGGCTCCCCGCTCAGTCCGCCCAAAAAATCGGCAAAGACTGAACTGAGGACGTAAAAAAACCGCCAGTAAAGAGGAGGTGGCGGCTGTCCGCCTGGTGTATTCCGGGCTACCAAACCCGTGTCACGTTTTTTTCGTAACAAGAAATAAGGTAGCCCCTCCGGCGGACATTTGTCAAGACATTTGCCAACAGTTTCCCCTTGCTGTAGGATTAACCACAAAAAAAGGAGAATATAATGGACCTTGCAACTATTGAGATTACCTACCGGTCGAGCAAGAATGAAGAAACTCAACGGACAGTCGATGTCCTCGGTTTCAACAAGATGCATTTTGAAGGGTATTGTCATCTCAGGAATAAAACCAGAACCTTTCGTTTCGATTATGTCGAATCGTGCGCAGAAACCGAAACCGGTGAAGTTGTCACGAACCTGTTCGATTTTCTGATAAACAAGCTGAGAAGCTATCAATGTCGCGACCCCTACGAAACTTTGGCGAAGCTCATGCTGACAGAAAACGATTTCATGCTATGCCTCGTCTATATCGGCAGGTTGAGTGGCCAGCTGACACCACGAAAGAAAGTTGTTATCGGCAAGGCCTGCAGCGAATTGTCGGGAGACCGGCTTTTCTCAGACGAACAGCTGCATTTTCTGAGCAACGGCTTTGACTTCGCCCACACAACAGAAGATAATTTCAAGACAGCAGTGAAAAACATCGCCAAATCTGATAGCCGAAAAAGGAATATTCTTCTTGAAACAGTGAGGCAACTATCTAAAATACCCAAAAAAATTACCATAAACGAAGTGGATGCCCTAAAATTCATAGAGACGAGTTTCCCTGTTTAAGAACCATAAAGACGTAAACATTGGGCGATCACCATTTCACTCCCTCCTCATGCCGACAACGGCTCAATGTCGGCAATAGAAAGACAGGCGATATCGATCTCGACGGATCCATAAACCTGCCTGATATCGTTCTGGTACCCAGGAGAAAACGCAGTGCCGCACTGTTTACGGAACTTGCAGATCCGCCCGCGCAACCGGTTCTTCTTACCGTAGCCGCAGGACAGGACAACCTCGCGGCCGACGGTGCAGGTCTTCTCGTTCCAGCGCTTGCCGTAGCGCCTGAGCTCGATCTTCTTTTTGCCGGCGGCAAAGTCCTCAAAGTATTTTTTGATAAGCGGGATAAAGAGCGGTTTCATGGCCTCGGCTCCATAGTTGCATTGCGGCCCTCGTGCACCGCCTTCAGTCGATCGAACTCCGCGATGGTGTACAGCTTTATGCCGGTCGGCAGCGGAAATTTCTTCTTGCCCTCGCGGATCGCCGCGCCGGTCATACAGTCATCGCAGATCGAGGCGCCGCGTTTCCCGGCATTAGCCCCACCGCGAGGGTTGGTGTATTTGCCGCAGGCGGCGATCAATGCCGACCTGGTCATGGTGATTCCGATGTTCTTGTTGATCGGGCAGGGCTGCGAAGCCTTGATCGCCGCACGCTGCAGAACCGTGGTGTGCTCGCTTTTCTCTCTTGATCTTCTTTTTATTGCCATGATCCTTTCCCTTTTATTTGTTATTCCCGCCAGGCGTCACGGTCGATTTTGATGCTCTGCACATATTCACAGAGGTCTGCAGCCAGGATACGCAGGCCTTTCGTCCCGCGATTCTCAGCGTAACCCTGCAAACGGCCGGACTTAACCAGCCTGTAGACCGTGCTTTCCGAACAGGCGAGGATCCGGCAGGCCTCCCCGGGCGAGACCAGCACCGACCGTTCGAGCACTTCGCGCTTATACACTTCCACTTCCAGCCTGGTGATCTTCTCCCTGGGCATTACCATTTCAGTCATGCTGCACCCCTTTGCTGATTATCCGCCTGGCCTGGGTCTGCTCGCCCGGCTTGCGGAGGTTTCTGATACCGACTATATCGGCGGCGGCCAGGCCGTAGACGCAGATATCCCAATGGTGATTGGCCTTATTACGCGGACAGATCCACCAGCCATGGTCATCCTGGTATTCGGCGCAGAGCTGGCGGGCGAAGTCGGCGCCGGTATCGGCATGGAAGCGGATGGCGCCGGGATTGTCCGACTCGTACTGCAGCTTGCCGGCCAGCTCGTTCTTGTAGATGGTGACATTGATCTTGTAGAGCATCAGCCCGCCGGGGATGGCGATCTTCTGACCTTTCGCCCCCGGGTAATAGTCGAGCCGCTTGACGTCCCAGGGCTGCTCCATGGTCCGCCTTCCCTTGAGCGGCTTGAAGAAAGGATTGCGCCGGCAGAACCCGTACACTTCCGTGGTCCGGGAATGCTTCGGATTGTTCGGGTTGGTGCCGCCGCCCGAGTCGATAAAGCCGGCCATCGATCGGTATTTCTTGCCGTCCGCGTCGGTGTAGATCTTCGCCGCCAGGTCGATGAGGTTGGAGAAGGACTCGACCTTGCCGTGATCGATCATCGCCACGGGAAGGTCCCGGCCGTAGCCGAAGGCCCACACCTGGTAAAAAAAGCCGATTCGCTGGGTATCGACCTTCAGCAACAGGCAGGAGGTGTCGCGCGGCACTACTCCTTTGGGGAGAGATTTGTCGACCAGGCGGAGGATGCTGTCTTCCTGCCGTTCCTGCTGGATGTGCTCGTAATCGGTCGCCTCGTAGCCGTTGGCCCAGGCCACCTTGTCGGCCATGGTGCCGGATTTTCCCTTCAGCCAGGCGATGGCGATCTCGACCAGCGGCACGTCGAGGCACTCCCAGGCCCGGTGGTGGAAGCCGACCCGGGTGGGACGGACGATGTCCTCACCCTTGATGCAGACCCACCGGCCGCGGCGGATCGCCTGCAGCCGGTCTTCTTCCGACCAGACCGCGCCGCAACTATTGCAGGCGTAGGAGACCGTTCCGGCCGCTTCGACCGATTCGGCCGTGGCGTCATCGTCCAGGATCAGGNGATCGCCGTCCATCTCGATGAGCTCGTCGCAATGGCCGCATTGCGCCCGCCACTCCCAGACCTGGGGGCAGGACATCGTCCCCTTGTAGATGAACATCTGCGCCGGCGTCGAGGCGAAGAAGCGCTTGTAGCGGCCGCGATAGATCCGGTTGCGTTTCTTGATCAGGGTGATCGGGTCGGCTTCCTTGCCGGCCATGGCCGGGTATTTGTCGACCTCGTCGCCGAAGCAATGTTTGGCCGCCCAGGAGGCCATCGAGCTGGCGCTGTTGGCGTGGGCGGGGAAGATGGTGACGCCGTGGTTGAGGTTGATGCGGGACAGCGTCACATCGTCCTGGCGGCCGGTCAGGTAGCGAGCCAGGCGCGGCGACTGGGTGAGCACCGGCTTGATCTTGCCGCCGGTGATCTTGTCGGCGGNGTCCTCGGTCGGCATAAGATAGAAGATGTTGCCGGGATCGCAGTCGATACACCAGGCCATGCAGTTGATCATGGTATTGGTCTTGCCGGACTGCTCGACCCCGCAGAACCAGACCTCACGGACGTAGGGCTTGCCGAAGGTGTCCATGATCTTGACGGTATGCGGGGCGTACTCGTGCCGCCAGCGGCCGACGTGGGCGCCGTCGGTGACCACTCGGTAGCGCTCGGCGTGTTCGGAAACGCGGATCTTTTCCGGCTGCCGCATCCGCCGGCGGATTGCGGCGGGGATGCGGTCAAGGTGGACCTGGGTCCCGGCGAGGCGGTCGCGGGTTGCGGGCGGCAGCCAGGCGGGGAGGGCTAGGNATCTTTTGGTGATGGNGGTTTGCATGGGGAGCCTATGCCTTGTCTTCCTCTGCCGATTCTCTTGCCATCGCCGCCATGACCATTTCCCCAACCTGTAATCCAAGGGGATCGTTATCGAGATAGCGAACCTTCTTTCCCAGCCCTATGGCATATAAGATTTCATTCCGGGTACTGCTGCCGATATATTGCTGCCAATTGATGACGAATATTTCGTCAGCTAAATCTATTTTTCGCAGGTGCAATGTATCCATTTCATTGGCGCATCCTTCATGTTCCGCCAAATGGTGCGACGGCAGCTCGCCAGATGGCGATCGGTACCAGAGGGGGAGAAGATGCAGCCCCATTGTTATAGCCTTTTCTTCTTTCTCTACCAGCCAGGCGGCAACGGCCATAATCTGGACAAATCTGCTTGATCCACAGAGAACCACTACTTTCGGTCTACTCATTTTTCCCTCCCTTTTCAAAAGTGACATTGATCGATTCCCCAGCCACCTCATTAAAAGCCTTATTAACGATATCGTCGCAGAACTCAAAGACCTCGGAGTTACGGTTCATATCCCCGCCGGCCACCTGCACCAGGTCGTTTTGCCCAGCATGGAAGTGGTGGCGGATACAATCGCGGAGCGTCCCGAGGATACCGGCTATCGCCGCCCAGGCCTGATCGGCATGAAGCCACTCGGCATCCTCATCCCGCCTCATCCGCTCCGCCTTCATCTCGGCCATATCCGCATCGGCCTTGGCCTTCCGTGCCTCATTCTCCCGGGAGGCATCAGGGGCCACCGACCGGGCGGAAACATCGAGCTGCTGGCCGTACTGCATCACCTGAAACCGGCTGATCGAGCCGTCCCGGTGCAGCTCGGGAAAGCCGGCGGCGCAGTCCTGGTAAAACTTCCCCTGGCTAATCTTATAGCCCTGGGCGGCCAGCCAGTTAAGGGCTTGCTTGCGGTTGACGAAGCGTTCGGCTGCGGGGGTATCCATGGCTATTTCTCTTTGGCAAACATCTTAAGTTGCACCGCTCCGGATGAAGAAACGGGATCCGCTTTTTTCCCGGCCGCAGATGGAGAACAGGCAGCTTCGAGCCGCTCCGCTCGGGCGTTGATGCGCATCATGTACTGCGAATCCACCGGCCGGCCGCCGACCAGGCCGACGCGGCGCATTTTGAAAATTGGCTCTTCCATGTTTTTCCCTCCTTTGCACTTGCGGCCGGAGGCCGCCACTTTTCTTAGTTCTTCGGAAACGGTATCTCTGCCCAGAACTGAGGATCCGGCAGCGGATTGTCATTCAGGTCGAGCCATTGCCCGGCATCCTCCGAATCATAGGCGAGCCGCGCCGTTACCACGTCATCGAGATAGCCGTCATAGACCAGCACCTGGGCTTCGGCATCGGGAATGGTGTCGGGTATATCGGTGATTTCGTGCCAGGTGATTGTGCTTTCAATCATATCGTCCTCACTTGTCGGTTTTTGCCGCCGGAGGTCGGCAGCAGATAGATGTTGTTGCGGCGGGGCTCGGGCTGTGGTTCCGGCTTTTGCTGGTCCACCGCGGCTGATTCTAAGATCTGGAGATACCGGGCAAGGTAATGCTCGGTGAGAAAGAGATCGGTCATGATCCGGTATTTGTCCGTCTCGCCCTTCTCCCAGGAGCGGAAGTCTGCCTGCAGATAAGCGGTCAGGTTGCGGACCTGGGTTATTTCGTCGGCCAGGAGGTTCGGGGCGATCGGCAGTTGCACGCTGTTCATGATCTCACCTCCCCAACCAGGCGGAGGCCGAATATCCAGGTACGGCCGCCGCTGGCCTGTACCGTCAGGCCCATATCCCGCAGCCGCGATGCCAGCCATTTAAGGGAATGCAGGCTCGCGCGGCCGAAGCTCTCCCGGTGCCAGAGCAGGAAGCGCTGGTAAACGTCGGCGAGCAAAACCCGGCTGGATGTGCCGGTGTCCGGGATCATCACGAGACATTCGTCGGCAAAGCGTGCGACATCATCGCCTTCATCGCCGGATTCAGGCAGTACATCGACCAGGGGGATGCCGGTCAAACGCTCTAGCAGCTCGATACCGGTCCGACTTGGCTTCATGACCATCTTGGTAAGGTCCATGGTGTAGCGGATATCGAGACCGCCGGGGGCCATGCTGCCGCGCAGGTGGGTGTGGCTGACCTTTACGGTTTTGGAATCCCTCAGGTTGTAGCCGCCGGTCTTGCGGATCGCGGGGAGGACTTCCTTGGTTACCCATCGACGGAAGGGTTTGGCCTGAGGTTTGTTGGAACGGATGATGAGGGTGTAAAGACCGGATTCGGAGATAAGCTTCATCTCACGTCTCTGGCCACCTGACATCAGAAATTCTGATGTCAGCTCATCCTCGTCTAAAGGCCTCAATGCCTCGCCAACATTGTTCAGGTCTAAAATATCGCAGATATCCTTAGCCACAAACCACGGCTCGCCATCTTTCTCGATGACACGGACAGACTGGGAATCAAAACAGAAGGGAATAACACTGGAATTGTCGCTCATGCGCACGCTCCTTCGAAAGAGATTTGGAAAATCTCCCGCCCCTGCGATGTCAAACGCAAAAAGGGCGGAACCATGCGGGTTGACATACCGGTCGAAGGGCCGGCGAGCCTTGCGGCTCCCCGCATGGCCCGCCCAAAAAAGGAGCTGCGCCATGCAACGGACACAAAAAAACCGCCAGAAAAACAGTGGTGGCGGTGTGTCCGCCTTCGAATCGGGATGTCAAACCCGGTCACGGATTTTGCCGTGACCAGAAAAGCATACCCGAACAGGCCGACGCCTGTCAATATTCTTAGAACAAATGTCTTAATCATTGCTTTTTTCCTTACCTTGCGGACATAGTCCGCCACTTAATCAACCACATTTTCCCCGATCGGAACGGTCGCCAGAACCACCCGCCCGGGCTTGTCATACGGCACGCAATTGACACAGAAATATCCGCCGGCATCGCCGTGCAAAAACTTGTTGCCGAAACAGATACGGCACCACTTCAGCCCAGGCACCCCTTCAACCTCAGGCTGTTGCGGTTCAATTTTCTCTTTTCCCCCTTCCCCCACCGTGAGACGCACAGGCGACAAAGGCAGCTCATTTTTCGACGCGGAAATATCGGGAGCAAGGCCGATATTGACCCAGGAACGAAGGTTGCCGCCGAGTTCGGCATAATGGCCAGGATCCTTGCCGGAGGGAACGGGCCAGAAACGGGCCTGACGGAAGGCAGCGAGCCATTTCTTGACGGCTGCAGGTCCGGCACCGCTGCCGGGTTTGCCGTTGATGTCTGGATCCGCGTCGAGAGCGACGAGGATAACCGGCAGGCCTGCAACTTCCGCCCGAAGGCCTGCCGGCAGACCAGCGCCGACTGTCCCCAGGGCGATGACCATCACCTGATCATGGGCGGCGGCGATGGCGCATGCATCAAGCTCTGCTTCGACGATGACCGCGCCGCGAATCTTTCCGCCGGCCGAAAGACCAGAGGTTCTGTGCCTGATCCTTCCACCCACACGTATTTGAGTGACGGCAGGAATCGGCTGCGGGCCTCGTCGGTGCGGCGGATCCTGATGCGGTGGATGCGGTTATCGTCCCAGATCGGTATCACCAGGCCGCCCGGTACCCACAAGTCTTCCTTGCCTTCTCGGTTCGGCTGCAGGCCGATATCTCTTCGCTTGACCTTGCGGTCATGGCCAAGCCAGCCCAGCCCGAACCGGTCAACAGCCTCGGCAGGNATTCCGCGTTTTGCCAGCCATGCCATTGCCTCAGAGTTATTGCACAGTGCCGGCATCGCCTTTTCGGCAAGGCTCTCGGCCCATTCCCGCCACAATGCCTGCGGACTCTTGACGACGGTCAGCGGCAGAGCTGCAGACGCCTGCGGTGCGATCGGCGTGACCGAGCGTGGCCCACGGACAGTCCGCTTTCCCGAACCATCGCCAAAACGACACGTTCCGCGCACCTGGCAACTGTCGGCACGGCAGGGAATCCCCGCGGCCTCGTGAGCGTCAGGGCAGCTTTTCCCTTCACGCTTGCGCAGCCAGGTGATGATGTCACCCTTGAACGAACAGGAAAAACAGCGGAAACCGCCGTCAGCGTAAAGCCGGAAGCGGTCGGACGTACTTGACCCGCCGCACTCCGGACACGCGCCGATCCAGCGCCCGCCGTTTTTTTTCAGCTTGTGGCTTTCTGCTATGTTCAAGATGATGTTTTGCATTCAGGAAAACCTCCAAGTAATTTACTCATAACTAACACTCAACCAACTAATGTATTTAACTATTTAATATTATTTATATTATTATAATATTATGAGTAAATGAGTAAAGAATACGTGTGACGTGAAAAAGAAAAAGCTGTAGTGGTTTTTGCTTTCGCGTTACGCGCGGATTTCTACTCATTTGCTCATAAAATATTTTTTTTGTGTTCAATAACGATATGTTGCGTCTATTAGTTGGCTGAGTGTTGAATATGAGTAAATGAGTTGCCTTTTTCATTATGGCTATTCCTTCCGCATATTCTCGACAACATCCTGCTTGACGGTGATCCGCCAAACCCAGGTCTTGCCGCCTGACGGCTCGACAATATGGCCTTTGTCCCGCAAGGCTTTGTTGATGGTCTTCATCGCCGGGACGTGCTTATCGCTCTGATCGCTGTTTTCCTGCCACCACCACTTGAAAACGTCATATATCTGTGAACAGGATGTCTTCAGCTGATGATCGTCTGGTCCAGGCCAATGATCGAGGCAGGAATCGACAAATCTCTGGACATAATCCTCATCATTGGCCAGTTTATTGACGCATTCGAGCACCTGGGCCGGCGGCGCCAGGCCGATCTGCTGCCATTCGAGGCACCCTTCGACCAACCAACGGAGGATTCCAGGCTTGTACTGGCTGAGTTTGTCGTATAGTTTCGGGTCTTTTTTGCGGAATTTATCGGCCAGAACCGGGAATTTGCGCTTCTTTTCTTCAGGATCGTCGACGTACATAAAGGGAAAATCGATGATCAGTAGCCGCTCGATCAATGAAAACTCCTTGGTGAGGCCGAACGGCATGTTGTTGGTCTGTAAAAATGTGCTGTGCGTCGGCTCGAAGATGATTTCTGAGGAAAAATTTGGCCGGCAGACAATGCGGTTCTGGCCGGTAAGAGATTTTAGTGCTGCGGCGTCGATCTTCTGGCCTTTGTTGGTCTCGGCGGCAACGATGATTCGTTTATTTAGCAAGGAGTATTTGTGCTCTGAGGCTGCGTTCGCCGACGGCTCGTTTTTTTGCTCGAGGATCATCGCCCGGCTGATCTCGTGGTAATACGGACCAAGCACGTCGGCTATGAGATTGAAAAGCAGGCCCTTACCGTTCCGACCAGGGCCGATATAGACCCAGATATACTGCTCATGAGAAAATCCTGTGGCGCCGCAGCCGAATGAGCGGCGTTGAAACCGCTCCATTTCTTCCGACCCCGACACCTCCTTGACAAAATCAATCCATGGCCCATATTCGGCGTGCGGATCGTACTCGATAGGCAGCGCCTTGGTCATGCGGTCGGAAGGAACACCGGAGGTGAGCGCTCCGGTGCGGAGATCTATCACCCCGTTTGTCACCGGAAGCAGCCAGGGCTGCTGGTTGAAATCACTCTCCCGACAGGCCATGGCCGCCGAATCCACGATTGCGGCCATGGCTAAAGCCTTTTTTATGCCGTTTTCCGAACGGAGACGCTTGACCCGGGAGAGGTAATTGTCTCGGAGGGTGACCTTCCAGCCGTCATCACCGTCCTTTTCAATTCTTTTTTCCTTGATCTCCTGGGTAAGTGCCATCGACTGACGGGCATACTCAAGCGCACACTCTTCGACGGCCTTATGCGACTCCTTGAAATCGTCACGTTCCCAGACGTTGCCGCGCCAGGCGTACCAGTCCGGATATTTTTGATAGGTGACATTCAGAAGAAAGCGGTCGCGGAACAAACTCGCCGCCATGCAGCCGTCACCCCGTTCGTTGCCTTCGAGGCACTCTTTGACAAATTGAGGATCGAGCGGCTTCCGCTCTTCGTCTTGCAGCAGCTCGGCCGCGCGCTCCTCAACCGCCTTGGCAATATCGCGCTCATCCTCCGGCGCCGGCGCCTCAGCCTGTTTTTGCAGTTCGTCACTCATGTCAATTCTTTGACAACAGGCTGTAATTACGGAAAAGTTTCATTATTACACCAAACCAAAATTTTTCAAATGGACCCACACATCGGGGCGCGAAACACCCGCAGTTCTGAGGCTCTGGGAGGACCCGTAAAAGGNGCAGGCCTGCAGGCTGCAGTCGGCCTCTCCTTGATGCATATCCTGGCTGCGCCGCTATTGCCGCAGGGGGGAGAAGGGGGATCATGGCAACCTCTTCTTCAGCTCGGCGAGGAAGTGCTTATTGAACTCCTTGTCATAGACGCGCCTGGCCACCTCGTAGAACTTGAGCAGGGGTTTGACTTGCTCGTGCTGCTTGCCGACGAGCAGGATAGGGCGCAGGCCTCGGGCACGGATGATCTGAGAGATACGGCCTCGGGTCTTGCCTCGCTGGTATGTTCCGAACTGTGATTGGCTGCGCCTGAATTTGGCACTATTGAGGCCTTGAAACTTCTGCGCGATGCGCTGATAGATACCAGGCGGCAATGCACCCTTGCTTGACCCATTGGGCAGGTACACATAGTCACGCTGCTTGATGTTGCGCTTAGCGCTTTTCACCGTGAGATTGGCCTGGTACCCTGATGTCAGCTCTGCCCGGCCCAGGACGCTCTTGATCTGGACCAGTGTCCCTCTGCTGATATTGCCGTGCTTATCAAGCTTCACGCCTTTGCCGGGGGTAAACTTGGTATTCCACATCGACCGCTCAAACCCCTTCAGCTTCCGCTCTGTGCCCTCCACCTGGGGAAGGAGATAATGATCGTCCATCCGCTCAGGATCTTTGAACCAGACAGAGGCCTGCATGTTGTGGTTGCGGGTTTTGGTTACCCAGATTTGCTTAGTGGTGTATGGAGTCGGCCTATCGAACACCCTATTCATTTCATCGATCACTTCCTTACGGATATCGAAGGCGGTATTGTCGATGGCGGTTTCCAGTGATCGGGTGATCTCTTTCTCACAGTTGCTGAGATATCTGATAGCAGCGCCGGTGGGGACAGTGACCGTGATCATTCCGCCACCGCCACAACATTCCCGGCATCCATACAGGCCACATCCGCCAGTACCAGGACGAACATCACCACCATGCCGGCAACAAGACCCACCGACAAAGCACCCGGTAAAAGCGACAACACCTTCAGCCAGACCCTGATCAACACCATTTTGGCTGCAGCCTTGGCAGGACGCGGCACTCTTCTTTTGTTGGCCATCTCGTTTTCCCTTTCCTGTGACTTTTTGCCGAAAGTTAATATCTTGCCGACCGTTCAAAACTTCCCGGGCCGGCCAGCTTTGCCAAGTTCTGTCTCCGCGCATTCTTCCCCATTCTGGCGAGGTCAACCAACTCGGGAGAGGATTTTGCCTTCTTCTCCTTTGCCTTGTTGCTTCCGTAACGGCTGGGTGTAAGCAAGTCCGGATGACTCCAGTGCATTCGGACGAACCGATCGCGCAGGGCCGATGGTCGCATATTGAGCTTCTTGGCCATTTCACGGTTGCGGTACCACTTCCCATCGCTGCAGAGGAACATCAGCTCACAGCCGCGGAGCATCGACACGAGAATCGGACGCTGGACTATCCGAAGAGGTTTATCAGCAATTTCTTTTCTCACCTGCGCCCCCATTCTTTTTGACCTTCTCTTGCAACATGGTCTTTTTTGCTTTGCCCTTGAAATGTGCGACCAGGTCCCCGCCTGCAGCTCGCACCTGGGCGATCTCCGTTCTGATGTCGGAGACAGGGCCAGGCGGCAGCGTCTGCGGCTGCTGTTTAAGCAGCTGCAGCAACATGCGCTCGATGCTATCGAGGCGGGAGTTTATCTGGTCTAGGTCGGTCATTAACGCGAGACGAAACGCTGCAGGGTGACGAGTGCCGATATGGCTTCGTTGATCTGCCCGGTGATCTGTGCCGATTCCCTGGCCGTGATCTTTCGTGGCGTTTCCGTAAACCATGCCTTGCTGAACTCATCGATGACCTCTCCGGTCTCCTTCAGGACAGAGGAGATATTGGTCATGGCATCGGCATTGACGTTGCCGCATGACTGCTGGTTGGGAACGAATACGCCGCCCAATATGCCGGCGACGTAACGGCCTATCGGATAGGCCCTGGTGGCCTCGCCGTCATCTTCCTTGATCATGGCGACCAGGGTACGAAGGCGGGAGAGTGGGTTGAATTTTCCGGTTTGTTTGAATTCGTCGTCGGTCTCCGGTGGCCGGCACCAGCTCCGGATCAGCTGAGGGGAGACGGATAACATACGGGCGAGCTCGACGGCGTCGCCTCGGTTGAGCACCATGTCAAATACTTCATAATCTCTTGGCGGTTTCGATTCCCTGACAATCACAACTCCCTCCAATTAACAAAAATTGATTAAGAAATACGGCTTAGTGCCACCTTATTCCTTGAAAATCGCCCGCCCCCCGTGCTAAGTTGTGCAGTGCCACCTACATCGCCCTAGCTACTTCCGGGGGACGGGACTTTTTTTATTTCCCTTCCTTTGGCCGCTCGGGCCAAATAGTCCAACTGTTACGGTCGCTTTCCACGTGTGGAAAGTTCGTAGTCCGACATTTTGCAATCACCTGATTCAGGCGATTCGTTCGGCCTGATTATGTGAGGAAACCGAACAATATTAAAAGTTTTGGTTTGACCAACAGCAGGATATCTACGGATGAAGATAGCTTTGACGTAATTTACGCCATCATTACAGATGAGAAGATCGGTACCTGGTTTGAGTGTTGAAGGTCGTAGCCTCATGGTGCAAGATCCTCCATGGTTGGCAGGCTAGGTTGTATTATTTTTCGGATACATGCCTGGAAGTCGGAGATATCGTCGCGATAACAGACTGCGACACAGGAGCAGATTATTAGGGATAAGAGGAGCATGGTTAAGAGTCCTTTCATGCGGCCTCTTGGGCGGCTGATTGTTGGTCAGGCCATAGCTCTGAAACAGGCTTGCCGATGGCTATAGATATGGCTTCGCGGACGTGAGAAGTTGACCTTTGCCCCAAAACGACTTGATTCACAAATTGAGGAGATACGGACAAATCTCGCGCTAAATGTTTTTGTTTAACGCCTGCGTCCTTAAGAAGCGACTTGATTAATTTCGGTTTATCTTCATTCATGCTTGACTTAATACAGCTACACTAGAATTAAATCAAGCAAATAATACAGGTGGGCTTAATGCCATTATCTACCTTTGACGATATATTCAATAATATTAAGAAGTTAATGAATAAAAAAAACCAGAGAGAGGTTGCGGCCGAGCTAGGCATAACTGCATCCGCTATAACTGACGCTAAGGGGAGAAATACTATTCCTGATCGCTGGTTTGAAACGATCAAAGAAAAATTTGGAATTACCAAAGAGGAACTCTGCGAGACGCCAGAAGAAAAACTTGTCCGAACATATGGGAAAAATCCAATCACATCCTCAACAGGACTGTCGTGGAAAAACGAGATGGATAGGCCCTCGCATCCGTCGCCTGCCGGTCAACACGAACCAATCAGCATGCCGGATATGGTCAAGATGACCATGATAGTACTCGAATCAGAAACGGTTTATCGGTCGGCCTTGGCCTCGAACGTCAGGGCATTTTATGAAGCAGTCATGAAAGAGGATGAAATGAGATCACTGAACGAAAAAATTGAGGCGATGCAGCACCAAATGAAACGGATGGAAGAAATGTTGTTGTCTCTCGGGGCATCACTCCCCGAAAAAAGAGAGCAAAACCAAGGTTAA